CTGCCGCAGATGCACCAGTATATGTGATTACACCATTCGTGGAGTTGTAGGATAGTGAACCATCCCCTCCCGCATCGGTTACTGATACTGAGTTCTTTGCGTCACTATCGGCACGAGCAGTGGTGTAATATAAGTTACTACCCTCACTGACATCACTAGACGATTTCGTGCCGAGTCTAATGTCAAAATCAGAATCAGCACGAGTAGTAGTATAATAGAGGTTTGTACCTTCCGTGACATTTGCTGTTGTTTTGGTAGCAAGTCTGACATCAAAGTCTGAATCCGCACGAGTGGTTGTATAATAGAGATTACTTCCTTCTGGTAATTGTCCAGTGTTTGCATCTGATAAATCGGAATCAAAGTTTACTTTAGTATAGATATCTTCTACATCAATACTAAATTGACCAGTTCCACTATTGTATGTTAAGTCTCCACCACCAGAGAACATTCCACGGATTGTTCCGGTAGATGTTGTATCACCCAGTGCAGAGTCAAATCTTGCACGAGTATAATAGAGGTTTGTACCTTCTGCTAATCCTGTTGTTGTGATACCACGGAATTGACCAACAACGTGTAGGTCTGTACCGACATAGAAGTCACCAACTACACTTGCACCATCACTCTCGGTTGACAATCTAAGGACATCATTGTAGTAAAGTTCAACAGCAGAGTCTTTGTAGAACTTTGCCATATCGGTGATGGTTTCACCTGACTTTGACCCTTGCAATTCAAGAATATCACTTTGAACCAGTAGTCTTCCATCATTAGTAATGAAACCTTTACCACCACTGTGGGACTTTCTTAATGCGAGTTCTCCTGTTGCATCACCAAGTTTTAATGCACGAGGAATATTATCCGCATTGTGTGCCCCGACATGAATATTGTCTACATATGCAGAATCAAGAGATGCCGTTGTGGATGTCAAGTTGTTGAAGTCTGCACTGTCTATCTGTGTTGTTAAACGTAAAAGGAAATCCGAATCAAAGTTTGCTTGACTGTAAACCTGTTCAACATCAATATTGAATTGACCAGTTCCACTATTATATGTAAGGTCTCCCCCACTTGAGAATAATCCACGAATAGTTGAAGTTGTTGTTGCATCTACACTACCAACCGCACCTAAAGATGTGATGTTCGCAGAGTCAAAGGTTGCTTGACTTCCTGTTAGATTTGTGATAGTTGCGTTGGTATTGGTTAATGTAGTAATACCCGCACTGTCAATCTGTGAGGTCAATCGTGTTAAGAAGTCACTGTCAAAGTTTGCTTGAGTATATACATCTTCAACATCAAAGGTAAACTGACCAGTAGAAGAATTATATGTTAAGTCTCCTCCCGCAGAGAATAGTCCACGCATCGTAGAAGTTGATGTCGCATCAAATCCAGTGATGCCACCCACAGAAGTAATGTTTGCACTATCAAACGTTGCCTGTGACCCAGTTAACTGAGTTGTCGCAAGATTGGTAACGGTTGCAGAATCAATCTGTGCATTCGTTATATCTGCATTGTTTGATGTTAGGTTATAAACCTGTTGTAGACTTGTCGTATCTGAGTCAATCAGATTATGCCAAGAACCACCATGTGCAAAGAGTCCTCTACCTGTTCCATGTACGTGTGCGAACATACCATGATATGTTCCCGCATTTGGTAGGTCACCTTCTGAACTGTACACATTACCGAATAGAATCTTACCAGTTGTCTCTAGGGTCTCACCATTGAGTGTCCAGTAACCAGTACCCTCATTCCACAAGAATGATTTGTTTGCGGAATCACCACGTTCAATCTCAATACCCGCATTCTCTGTTGGAGCACCTGTGGCATTGGAGTTGAGGACAATCGTATTGTCTGCAAGGTTAATTGTTTCGGTGTTTACGGTGGTCTCAGTACCAGTGATGGTCAGATTACCATCAAGGATAGTATTACCAGTTACTCGTAGAGTGCCAATATTCGCACTGTCAAAGGTTGCCTGACTTCCGGTCAGTTGAGTATTCGCAAGGTTTGTGATGGTTGCACTATCAATAGTCGCACCATTGACTACAGTCACACCTGCATGAAAAGTCTCATTAATATTAGTTCTAGCAAGGTCAGAATCATTAAAGGTAAAAGTACCGGATGAACTATCAAAAGAGAATACCGCAGTATTGTTTGTACTTAATGATAGGTCTAGGTTGATCTTGTCGCCATTGTTATCAACAAGAATTAAGTCACCGCCACTGTCTTTTAGTTGTACAGTTCCGAGAGTGATCGTGCTACCACTTAGATAGAGGTCACGAAACTTGCTATCCAGTGTACCGAGGTCATATGTCTCGTGTGCACTCGGTATTATGTGTCCAGTGATTGAGTTATTTTTTAAACCAAAGGTATATGTGCCCAGATCACTATCATATACAGCAGTGAGGTTGTCATCAGTACGGAGGTTTGTAACAACATATTTACCCGATGATGTCTTATACGCGAGAATTGATCCGTCTGACTCAGTTGCAGAAACATCTACACCACCAAGATTTCCTATACTGAAAGCACCAGATGTCACTTTCCGAATGGGTGTGCCAACTACTACCTTCTTTACAATGATTTTATCAGTCATTATTGTTGATCCTTTTTATTTCGTGACCGATGGGGAGACTTCGGCTTGTCCTTCTAGGACTCTTTGAATTATTGTGTTACCATCACTGTCGGCATAAGATACTTCAACGTCATAGACATAACGACCACGAGTCTTCATCGCGTCTGTCTGCGTGTTGGATAGGGATAGGTTAATTATTCCGTCTGTCGGTGGGGAAATTACCACGGAATTGAAGTTTATTGTATCTGGATCGTTTGCGGAATCACCATACCTACGCTTCATCCTTGCGGAGACCGAATGGTTGGAGAGATCGTATGTGCTACCGCTATCATGTATGAGATGTATTTCTACTGCAACATCTGTACCTTGATTAATGACAATATCTTCGTAATTACTTGATGACATCTATTATACCCGTTATAAAAACAATGATTTCTTGTCTTTATTTATAAGGTTTAGAACGCCAAGATTTTAGTATTCTGACATTATTTCTTCTATTATATCGTCTTGCATACCGAGTGCCATATCACTTTGGTTGAAAATATATGATACGGTAATCCGGTAGCAGTCTGTCTCTGCGGCATGATAAACTCTTTTGTACCAAGGTTCGTCATATGAACCAAAGTATCCTGCTTTACATTGCCAACCCTTCTTATCCTGCATTGTGACCATTTGACCAGTATGACCATCTACATACTTGAAGTTTCCTTCACCAGTTTCTGACCAAGAGAATATGAGATTGTATGCACACGCATTGGCATTATTATGCCAAGAGATATATCCATTAGGAGGATACATCTGAGTTAATGCATTGTTTCGTGTGCTTAATAATGTACAGAGTTCTTGATTATACTTGCTATATCTTTCAATATACTCTGCTCCCTTTGTTGGGTATTCGTTAACATGATGCAGTCGGTCTGCCTTCAATGCATACGAGTGTCCGTGATCTGGAAAACCTTCATGGTTTGTGTCTTCAGCAATAATCTTATCGCGATACTCATCACTCATATGGTATTTACGATCTTCTGGTTTACCATGCAGTTTGAGGCAACTTGCGACATCTTCTTTGTTGTCATAATACCATAAGAAGTTGTTAAGTGATTTTAATATTTCCTTATTGTTTATTGGAATATTTTTCATACCAAGGGGACATCCTTCTGTAAACAACCAGAGTAATGCCTAAGTATCGGTGGTTTTCCACTCTTTGATGGCAATTTATTATAACCATATTGAGTAAAATAATTCCATCGGATATCATCTTCAAAGAAACCAATCTTGAGGTCTTTGTATTTTTCTACCTTGTTAACTAACCACCAGAGTGTTGTCTGGTCAAAGTGCTTGAGGTCTTGTTTCCATTGTTGTGAATCAAATCCTTCTGGTTTAAATGCACCAGAAAATTGTCTGCGATACAAGTCATCCCATTCATCCATAAACTCCATTACTAATGGATTACTACTGCGGTAAAGACAAACACCCCCGCACAAGGAATACTTTTCCACCCTACCATTATATTTAAATTCTCGGATTGCATAGTATTCTTCACGATCCTTGGTCAATTCGTGAAAGACCATATCGTAGTCTTTCATCTCATCCCAGACGGTCATAATGTCTTCGTGTTCACACTCCATGTCCGCATCAACATACATTGTAATATCATAGGGAGAGTTTGCCATGCCCCATAATTTAGCACGATAATGACTATCACAGAAGATAACATTGTCTGCTTCTTCTTCTCGTCCGTCAAGGAATCGTTCCTCTGTGCACAGAGTAATTAATGCTTCTGGATAGTAGTCTTTTATGGATTGAATCAGATTGATCGCATACGAATAGAAATTAGAATTCCTTGATGCGACAACAACAAATCCTTTAGTCTGTTTTTCCATCTTCTATTGCTTCCTGTACTAATAATATTGCGTATAGATTCACTTCAGGAATAGACTTAGATCGTCTGAGTTTTGATTTCAGTAAACGATTCTTAGACTCTTTGATTTCAGCAATCTCAAAAGTTTCTAGTTTGTACTCAAAGAGTTTCTCTAGTTTCTTTGCCCTTTCATGCTCAAGTTTCTTCTGCTTCTCTACGTCTGCTTCACTTTGCTTCTTCTCAAGACGTTTCTTACTTGATTCGTTAATCCTGTCTTCACCAAGAAACGCGACTGCTTCTGCAAACATTTCGTTCTCAGTGCCATCTTCATTAATCTTTTGCATTTTTAGAACTTGACGTTTAGTTTTATTACCATCAATTTCTTCACTAATCGCATTCAGTATTTGTTTTTTGGGGGTTTCCCAAAAAGCATTATCTAACCATGTTCTTGCCATTTAAAGTCTCCAATTCATTCAGTTTTATATATATGTAAATTATGCTGTTCTTTGGTACAGGGTATATGTCTCAATAGTAGATGAACCAGTGTCAATCGTTGTTCCCACATAGTTGCCAGTATAGTTACCCGCAAAGTTTCTTGCATAATCTGCACTATAGGTACTATTACGAGTCACAGTAGACACACCAGTTGACTCACGAGTAGAGTCTATAGTAGATGTTCTATTATAATTCTGTGAATAGTTAGATGATCTAGTTCTCTGATAGTTGTCAGTGTAGTTAGATGATCTAGTTCTATTATATGCTTGAGAGTAGTTAGATGATCTAGTTCTCTGATAGTTTGCCTCAAAGTTTCTGGAATAGTTACCTGCGTAGTTACCCGCAAAATCACCTGCAAAGTTTGTGGTACGTGTTCTACTGTATGCCTCTTCGTAGTTACCTACATAGTCACCTGCGTAGTCACCTGCGAAGTTACCAGTATAAGTTGTTACACGTGTTCTCTGGTAGTCACCTACGTAGTTACCCAAGTAATTTCTAGCATAATTTGTCTGACGATCTCTATCAAAGTTTCTGGAATAGTTACCCGTAAAGTTACCCAAGTAATTTCTAGCATAGTTCGTTGCCCGTGTTCTGGTGTAAGCACGAGCATAGTTACCTAAGAAGTTACCTAAGAAGTTACGAGAATAGTTACCAACAAAGTTACCAGTAAAGTTACGAGCATAGTTACCAACAAAGTTACCAGTGTAATTTCTAGAATAGTTGCCTTGAAAAGTACGGGCAAAGTTTCTGGAATAGTAACCAACACGTGTGTAGAAATATGTACCACTACCACTTGCAGATCGGACGTATGTCAGAGTTCTGGTAAAAGCACGAGAATAGTTAGCAGTACGGTTACGAATAAATGCCCTAGCATAGTTCGTTGCCCGTGTTCTGGTGTAAGCACGAGCATAGTTCGTTGCCCGTGTTCTGGTGTAAGCACGTGCGAAGTTTGTCTGACGATCTCTATCAAATGTACGGGAATAGTTGCCAACATAGTTACCTAAGAAGTTACGAGCATAATTTGTTTGACGATCTCTGGTGTAAGCGCGAGCATATTGTCCAGAGAAGTTGCCTAAGAAGTTACGAGCATAGTTTGTCTGACGAGTTCTACCGTAGTTACCAACAAAGTCACCAACATAATTTGTTGCACGGGTGCGAGTAGATGTAGTTATACGGGTTCTTGTATAAGTTCCAGTATAGTTACCAACAAAGTCTCCCGCAAAGTCTGTAGTACGTGTTCTACTATACACCCCTTCATAGTTTCTGGCATAGTTTCCGGTGTAATCTCCACCAAAGTTTCTACCATAGTCTCCGGTGTAGTCTCCTGCAAAGTTTCTTTGATAGTCTCCGGTATAATCTCCACCAAAGTTTCTACCGTAATCACCCGCATACTCTCCAAGAAAACTCCGAATGAAGTTACCTAAAAACGTACCCGCAAAAGTTCGGTCAAAAGAACGAGAATAGTCTCCGGTATAATTACTTGATCGGGTTCTATTATATGCTTGAGCATAGTCAGTGTTGGTTGTGTTGTAACGAGTATCTGATCCTGTTCCACGAGAAACCCAAGTACCAGATGCGGTTGGTGCACCTTGGGCAGAACTTCGCATCTGATATGTTCCGATACCCGCAGTGCCATTACTAATACGAGTCTGAACACGTGAACCAAATGAGTATCGTATCTCCGCATCAGTCATCTCTTGGACACCTTGGAAGGTGCCTGTCAGTCCACTTGATCTCTTGATAGCAACAGGTCTCACCGCAGTTGGTGAAGACATTGTATTCTTTACATAGACATTGTATACTGTTCCGGTTGTGCCTGTCTGTAGTCTATCCGCAAACACATTTGACTTGTATGTACCATATCCACTAGGAGCAGATGTCGCAAGTTTATATACGCCTGGATATTCTGATACTGCGATACGAGACAGAAGACGATCTGAAAGAGTATCAACTTCAGCAGAATCTAATTCGTGTAGTTCTGGTGTTCCACCATTGTCTGCAAATTCAAGAGGATAACGGAATGAGGCAGAGTCTCCCGCAAAGTCAGCAACCCCTTCCCTTTGGTATAAGGAGGTTATTGTTTGTACAACCGGAACAGTACCCCCAGAGAATCCGTGAGTACCCGAACCATCATCAAACCTAGTATCAGTAAACGAACCGATCAGTGTATTATTAGTACTGACCTGAGTTATCGCGGATACGTCACTAGAATCCAAAGTAGAAAGATGCAGTCCTGCCTGATACGCAAGATAATTCTCTTCGGTAGTCGTTATTTCCTTGAGGTCACCATTAGTGCCTTCAAGTTTTAGTGTCGTAGTTCCCATATAACCCTATTTATGCTATTCTTACGTACATTGTATAGGTCTCTATATTTTCGTTACCCGACCCAATCGTGGTACCACTGTAGTTTCCTGTAAATGTTCGGTTATAATCTCCCAAGAAATTTCTATTATAGTTGCCAGTATAGTTACCCGCAAAGTTTCTATTGTAGTCTCCTGTATACTGAGCATCAAATGTACGGGAATAGTTACCTGCGTAGTCACCTGCAAAGTCTCTAGTGAAACTAGATGCTCCGGTATAGTTACTCTGACGAGTACCCTCAAAGTTACGAGAGTATTGTCCAGAGAAGTTACCTAAGTAATTTCTACTAAAGTTACCCAAGAAATTTCTAGCAAAATTCTGAGTCCTAGTTCTCTGAGAATCTACCTGAATACCACGTTGGTAATTACGAGCATAGTCACCAAGATAGGTGGCAGTTCCTGTATATGTAGTACCTGCGTAATAAAAGGATGAACCAGACTTGGCATGATAACCGGATCGCCCACCACGAGAGTATCCCTGTTGTCTCGTGTAGTTACCAACAAACGCTCTGGAATATTCCGCAAGGAAGTTGCCAGTAAAGTTACCAGTAAAGTTACCAGTGTAGTTTCTGGCATAGTTTGCTTCAAAGTTTCTGGTAAAATTCGTTTGACGATCTCTGTCAAATGCACGAGCATAGTTACCAATAAAGTTACGAACATAATTAGCGTCACTTACTCGTTGACTATTAGCAGTAGAAGTGGTAGTAACGTTACCTATAAAATCACCAGTGAAACTTGTTAATCTCTGGTAGTCTCCAGTGAACTGCGCGCCTGTGGTTCTATTACTCTCTTGAATTCTCGTATAATTTGCACTATAGGTAGAAGACCTATTACCAGTAAACACAGCGGCATAAGATGTTGAGTAGTAAAATGTCTCTTGGTCAACACTTACATATAGTGTTCTAGAGAAACTACGAAAATAACTTGTACCCGCATAGTTGCCTTCAAAGTTACGGGTGTAGTCACCAGTGTATTCAAGAAGTCGTTGATAGTTTCCAAGATATGAAGGCGAATTAAATACTTGAGAGTTTAATGTTGATGCACGTGCACGTGTGTAATTGGTACCGCCACCTGCTGATGAAAAGTCACCCACAAAGTCACCCACAAAACTGGGAGAGTATGTGCTAGTACGTGTCTTAGTGTAGGTAGCAGTGTAAGTACTAGTACGAGAAGTAGTAGAACTTCTCAAATATGTTGATGAACGAGTTCTAGTATAGTCTGCACTATAGGTAGAAGTTCTTAATCGTGCATAATTTGATGAACGAGTTCTAGTATAGTTTACCGATGAAACTTGTTGACGAGTATCTGTCGCAGTTCCTTTTGCCGTCCATGTACCCGCAAGTCCTGCATTAGTCGGAGTTCCGGTAGCAGAAGACAATATCTTATATGTGCCAATTGAATTTAGGGTGGCAGATGTACGGTTTCTTGCTTTAAGACCAAGAGAGTATTTAATCTGGTCATCAGTCATTTCCTGAAGACCCTGATAGGTACCCGTCTGACCACTAGATCGTTTAACAGCAAAAGGACGTGTTGCTGTTGGCGCAGTCATCGTATTTCTTTTATAGATGTTATACTGAACAGAATGTCCGTCTGTCCTAGTGTCTGTCATTACATTAGCAAGATTTACAGAGTAGTCAGCACTTGGGGCAGATGTCGCAAGTTTATAAGAGCCAGGATAATCAGAAGTGTAGATTCGTGTATTGATTCTATCAACAAGTTCATTAGTCTTGGTATCGTCCATTTCCTGAACGATCAATTGTCCATCACTATCTCTCTGACTTACAAGAGTACGATAGTCATTACCAGAGATAGATACCGTACCAGTCTTCTGTCGGATTACAGTATCAACTTGGGTTAGTGACAATAGATTACTATGAGTTCCTACCGCAGAATCATATGAAGTATCTGTGAAAGTACCTACCGTATGATTTGATCCGGTGAGGACTTTTCCTAACTGATTTACAGACGAACTATCAAGTGCCGCAAAACTCAACCCTACCTGATAGGCAAGATAGTTTTCTTCCGTACCAGACATCATTTGAAGTTCAGTCGGTGCCGCACTGTCTTTTAATTTTAGTGGAACACTACTCATCGTGTCACAATACTCCGATTAATTGAGTTGAGTACCATTTACATCATAGATGAGTGGTATGTCTGCTCTTAATGCGTTTAGTGCATTTACAAAGTTAGTTCTTTCTGAACCAGTAAACCCAGCGGAATCCAATAGGTTTAGTGAACCCAATGCTTGGTTTGCGGCAATACCATTGGCATCAAGTGCTTCAATATCTGCTTGTATAACATTCAATGCACTGACAAGGTTATTATGTCCAGTCGCAGTGATGTCTGTACTTAAATCATCAAGGTTACCTACTGCACTATCTAGTAGTCTCAGAGATGCCCCAATATTACTTGCAACTAGATTGCCAATACCATTAGAGTCTACGGTTGAACCAAGTTCAGTATGCAATTCATTAATCGCACCACGGAGAGTGGTTGCCGATGTAGCAAGAGTTGCGGCACCAATCTCTGCATCATGCTCGTTGATCGCATCCGCAACAGTTGTCGCAGTAGTGGTCAATGCCTGAGTAGGTTCAACAAAGGTATTAAGTGTATCAATCTCTACTTCTAGTTCTTTAATTGCGGTTGATACCGTTGATGCAGTTGTACCCATCGCAACCGCAGTGATTGTACCTAACTCGGCATCGTGTTCATTGATTGCCGCAGTCAAATTCTTTGCCGTAGTGGTCAGACCAGTATGTGGTCTTGCACCGATATCACTATCAAGTTCACCAACTGCCGATACTAAATCATTAGCAGTGGTTGATAGGATAGCAGAGACCAGTCCATTATCAGTTCCTCGGATACCAAGTTCTAGTTCGTTGATACCTGATACGATGTCATTCGCATTGGTGGTCAAGTCTGCCTTTGCGTTACCACCACCCGCACCATGAAGGTCACTATCAAGTTCATGTAGTGCAGATACGATGTTGTTTGCGGTAAAGTCTGCAAGGTCAGTTGCGACTAGATTGTTGGAGGTACCACGAATTCCCAATTCAAGTTCGTTAATACTAGAGACTACGTCTGAATCCTCGTTGGTGTTCAAACGACCAGTAGCACCCAAATCCAATGATATGGTGTTTTGGTTGGTTACTAACGTAGTGAAAGTATCCAGAATATCCGTGATTGTTGGTGTAGGTGTTGACATTAGAGTTTCTCTACTAGTTTATTGAGGAGTTCTTTTAGTTCATTGACATCTTGTCGCAACTCTTGGAACTCTTTTTCTTTATTCTGTCTTGCCGTCTTCGCGGCACGTGCTTTCTGTATCTCACCTTTATTTATATTAATAATGGCACCCGAATTAGGACATCTTGCCAAATTCGGGTTACCATTTACAGAAATAAACTCACTCATTAGGTTGCCATCGCAATTGCTCTAAAGTCTCGTATGAACGGAACTTTAGCAGAGTTGTTACCTCTAAACACAATCTTGAACTGATAATCTGTGAATGCATTCAGTGTTCCGGTATCACCACCGATGAGATAACGATACTCACGGAAGTTTCTTTCGTCCGGTTGAACTGTTGTTTCTTCTTCCACCAAAGTCCAAGTAGTATTTTGAAGGTCACTACCTTCGGTTCCTGTTCTGAAATACAAATCAATATTACTACCATTAGGTCTTATTGCCGCAAGCATTACTTTCAGACCCCTTGCAGGTTCGTCTAACTGTCCAACAATACTAAGGTGTTTAGCAAGTGCAGAACCACCAAACGCATTTGTCTCAGCAGAGTATGTCAACGGAATGTTAAATCCATTCTCAGTACCACTTGCAATCTGATTATCAATTTGATTTGTTTCTGTTGTTATTGATGCACCCTGCGTATCAATGATCGGGGATACCGAAGTTTTTGTGGTTGCCATATCAACTTTGATTGTTACAGATCGTTCACCACCCATCTCACTAGTTTCGTTTGACGGATTTGCTATAAGTCTCGGACTTGCAAAATAGTTTTCGTCACCAATTACAACTTCCTTACTATAGGAGGCATCTTTTCCGTATTTTACTTGTTGACCTGTTATGGCAGCGAGTGACTTACCCGCAGTCAGTTTAGTCTGATAAGTTAGTGTTGTGTCATCTGGAATTAATGTGGTAAAGTTAGGTGATGCAATATCAAACTGAATCTGCTTATCAACTAATACTAAGTCTGCACCGAATCTACCTGACGATGTTGCGGCACTTGCGGCATTGAATCGTATAGCAAATCCATCTACCGCAGTGATAGTTCTGGCACCATTAATATTAGAACCCAATACACCATTGTAGGATGTTCCTCCAACCAATCCAGATATATTCACTGTATCGTTTACAGTGAAACCGTGGTTGGGACATAGTGCTGTTACTACGGCACTACCACTAGTCATGTATAGTGGGTTGGTACTCAATAGTTCAGAATCTATATCACGGTTCTCAAACACTGCATTACCAGAAGTTGCAAAGGTAGCAGTAAAGATTTTGAACGCAAGGTCTTTAGTTTGGTCTGGTTCCCAAGTCGTACCATTCTGTGACTTAAACAATGAACCCATAGATGGTTGACGAGAGATTCTCTTCTCGGTAGAACCTAATTCAAATGCGTATGTTTCACCAACATATGCTTCATACTCAATAGATTCCGCAAGTAGAACAATTGCATACTCAGTTTCGGGGTTCAAGAAGATGGGTTCATCAAACTCAAAAGTAGTCGGATTTGCAACTACGTCTGCCTGTGTCTGACTTGAAGGAACGTCAATATCGGTTGGATGTACAAACTTAATAGACTGAGCATGAATCTCAGTTGAACTTGGATGTCCATTCACCATCGGACGAATTTGTAATTGAACCGGAATACCAGTACTGTCCACTTTCTTAAAGTAAGTCTGAATCTTAGTTACAAAGATACCCGATGGGTTAGTCACAAAGAATGACTGTGCCAATGGATCAGTTACTTTAACTCTTGTTGTTGTAGTCCATCTACGTGTTCTGGTCTGTGTGATACGAGTAGACGATATAGTCTGTTGTCTCGTGTCCAGAGTACCCTGTGCAGTATAGTTAAATGATGCCTGTGAAAGAGCGGCATCATCATCATTCTTACTAATGTCAAGTAATTTAAACTCACGTGTACCCGCACGGAAACGTGTAGTTGGTGACGATGGAATGAAGAACGAACCTTCAATGACACCATTGACATCACTAACCAAGTCAGATGGCGTGGCAGGATGTTGAGTCGCATTACGATTTGCGTTAGAATATGCAAGGTCTGTTGCCAGAGCACCATATCGTAGGAATACTTCTTCTTTACAAAATGAACTTACATCTTTACCATCAAAGAATGGGAAAAACTGACTGTTTGGACGCAGACCCTCTGCCTTGAAGAATACCTTACGCGAACGTATGAATGGTAGGAACGTCAAGGATACTGTCCTGTCTCCAACTATCTGACGAACAGTTCTTTCTCCGACAACAATACGGTTGGAGAAAGACCGAATGACATTGAAGTCTGAATTCTGTCTGCCACCATTGTTATTACCCACATTTTGAACTCTGGTGGTTTCGGCAGGTACACCTCTCCAGTTCCAAGCAGGAGTTCCTCTCCAACCAGACTTCAGTTCACTTGGAACTGACCCAAACCCCGCAACAGGTGTCCATGAGTTACCTATATCCCACTTCCATTTTGCTACTTGATTTCTATCTTGACTAATGATATTACTATTGATATTACCAAGATCAACATTGACATTCTCAACAGCAGTGTTATTGATTACGTTTGCAGGATTGTACTTGGTCTGGAACCAGTTGTCAGTCGCGGGTGACATAGTAATGTTACCCTCACCTGTAATAACTGCGAATGGGTTTACATTCTCTGTACCAGATACAAGTGTCTGTATGATAGTGGGAGATTCTGTATACTTCAAGTAAACAGTATCACCTTTCAAAATAGTGTTAGTTGACTTAGAAGAATCGTATGCAAGAATCACATCATCTTCTATGGTAGGTACTGATAACAGACCTCGTGATGGATCAATACCCGCACGATATTCAATGTTATTAGTATCCGAGAATGATCTGCTAGAGAAATTATCTACAAAGAAACCTGATTTAATTCTTGCAACACCATCTGCATCCAATACTAATAGGGCGGCAGTATCTAGTTCAAGAAGACTCAATGAAGTTGCTTCTTCAATCTTATCAACTCTATTTTCCAGTTGAGCAATATCACCCATAGTGAATCGTTTTGCCTTGAATGGAACAACAACAACATCAGAATCATTTAGACCATAAGGATTGTGATCTATCTGGAATAGTGGTAGTGTGTTTTCTGGTGTTGCAGGAATCTGAGTGGCAAATCCTTCTTCACCTTGAATATTCTTGATCTCCCCTTGACTGGTAACAACAATCTTGTCTGCACGAGGTAGATAGTATTCTACGTCTGATTGGAAGATATCGCCATTTGTAGGGATTTCGGTTGCACCGGATGCAACGAAAGCACCACTAGAGTTAACACTATTACGGAAGTCTATAACATCACGTAAGTTTATTCTAAGACGTGTTCCACTTCCACTACTAAAGACAGGAATATCTTCATAGTCAACCTGACCAGTGTAGGAGTTTACTGCAAAGAAGTCACCCGCACCGTGAGTAAAGTGTTTGAATGCAACATAGACATTTCCAGTTGGTGCCGTTGCACCAGTCTCCAGTACCATACGACCATTGTCATAGAAACCTGCACGTTGACCGTTGTCCAGTGTGAATAGATGAGAAACATCTTCACCACTTGAAGTCAATAGGTTTACTGACGAAACACTCAGGATGTCAGTCTTACCTAGATCAACAAACTCAACACCATCAACAGTTGATACTGTCGTAGTCACTGTTGCATCTTCAAGAGTCTTCTGCCGAACAGTAGGTGATCCCTTTTGTATTTTGGCATATACAGTATGTTCAACATTGGTAAGGTTGCTTATTTGTAAACTTTGTGTGCCAACAGCACCAAACGTAGCATTGGTAACTACCACACCATCAGTATTTTTTACAATAATCCACTGGGAAGTATTTGAAAATGACTCGGTGTTATCACCTAACGCAAGGGTAAACGAACCACCACTAGCAGTGTCTACAAATACTCGTTGTACTTCATAGTCAAAGTCACTAACAATTCTGGGACGAGGGTTGGGTAAACCAAACACCATGTTCACTTTTTGAGACTCTTTGATTACTGCCAGACTGTTCTCAAAGACTGGTATGGCACGTCTAATTGTACTAGTACCAATAGTCTTGACTGCACGTAAGTTTTGTCCACTGTTCATATTGATGTCAAACAGGTACACACGGAAGTTGTTTCCATCTTTCTCTACAGCACGAACTCGCGCAGTACCTGTAACAGATGCGGCAGGGTTGGTGGTGGAGGTTGATAGGTTCAAAGTTTCATTTGTACGAATATCTAGTAGACCTAGTAATTCACTACAAATAAAATACTGTCCATAGGAGATGCCTGTAAATTGGTTTTCAATTGTCGCAGTTGTGCGAGGTTTAGGAATAACCAATGGAGTTGGTTTCTCACTCGCACCACGATAACCATTGACATAGGCAATACCATCTGATATAGTAGCAATTGTATTAGTACCAGAGTCTCTGAAATCAACAGTAAATGGGTTGACAATATAGTTACCAGACTCTTCACTAGTCCTTCGGGCAAGTGTGTCTGCAATCTTATTGTAATCATCAGTACCAGTAACTTGGTCAACAATGTTACCTTCTAACACATCACAGTAGTATACAAAGTTCTCGTCAGCGGTAACCTGATCTTTAGTTGTCAATGTAAGACGAATACGATATCTGTCTGCGCCAGGCGAGGATAAATTAGGTGTAACACCCTGATTGTCATACAACGATACGTCATCCGCAGTTGTTACAATATCTTCTGTTACTTTAAAACCAACAACCTTAGTGGGGTATCTAGTATATTTGGAAAGGATGATTGACTGACCCTTTGCGAATACGAAGTGTCCACGGGTGAAAAAATCACCTTCTGCGTTTGCAATTTTACAACCACGACCAACAGGCAGTTCTGTACCAACTGCGTTAGCGATCTGTAGATTATCTACGGTGTTGTCAATTCGTTCACCCGCAGTGAAACGGATTGAAGTATCACCCGCTTCAGCGGATGATGTGTTGATGTACTGGACATACAATGTTGCAGGATCAGTGGAAGTTGCGGCAACAACCTCAATTACCTTTGCTTCTACACTAGAAGAAGTACCAGTCATCGTGGTTCCGACCAAAGTCTGTGGGTCAGCAGGTAAAGAAAATTCTAAAGTATTTAACTTAACATACTCATAATCGTTCGTGATAGTAGGACCGCCTGGATTTACTGCACCACCTTCCTTAAATATATTACGACCAAACCTTCCTATTTCCTCTTGGATAATAGTCTGTAATTGGGTTAGTTCCCTTGCTTGTACAGCACGACCACTATTGAAGAGGATTCTGTGATAGTTATCACTGTCTACAAAATCATCTCTGTAAGAGGAAGAGAATACTTTGGATGTAAATGTTTTTGGCATCTTCTATACTACCTTAAATTTGAATTACGAGTTTAATGTCTTCGGTCTGAGTATCCGAACGAGTAATAGACGCTCGGTTATCAATATATAGTATCTCTCCAGTCATGGTGTCAATCTCTGGGTTTACATATGGGGTTACTGATATATCTAGTACACCAACACCACTATCATTTAATTCTGAAACACCCTCACCCGCAGTGAAGTTTCCGAATCCGGTATCTTCGGTTTGGTGATACCATATAGCAGAAGAGTCTACTTTATCAATTAAGGCAATATTACCTGAAGTACCACCTACAATTTTGTTATCTGGTGAGAATGTTGCGGTAAGTGTTGACAAGATTAGTTTCTTCAAACAGATACCTGTAGTTTCTGTGAAAAGAGTTGAACCGGAAGAGTCCATTGGATTCTTCAATAGACCAACCTGTCGGAAATCGTTACCAACAATAAAGTCGGTTGATTCGTTACCAGTTGGTTTGACGTTCAACATGATTGCAGTAGAACGTAAGTCATCTCTTGGGTCTGCACCTAGTCCTGATGGACTTCCGATGATTGCACGAACCTTAGCGGGTTTGGTCACACTTGAACCACCACCAGTAACAGTTACGTTTGCAAAAGTGTAACCAGAACCCATTGTGTAATTATCAGAACTATCAATGAGAGTAACCTTGGTTACCTGTTGACCAGAGATAGTTGCACCTCCCTTTGCTTTTATTCCACCAACATTTCCTGTTACCGTGATAGTAGGTGCAGTATCGTAACCTGCTCCACCGGAGTCTACTGCGAAACCAACAATCTGTCCTACAATAGCGGCATCTTGTACTGCCTTCTGTTCTATGAGTGCAGCGGGAGTATCTTCGTCTGTTACTATAACCTTTTGTATGGGGATATAGTTTGCAGAAATAAACTTATTCGCGTCCAAGGCACCGATAGAGTACAAGAACTTCCAGATATAACCATCAGGAGTATCAAAAGGAGTGCCATCAAGATTACCAGTAGGTTGTTGAGTAGACACATTTGCCTGTCCCGCTTCGTTCCTTCCCTGTTGGATACACATATAAATTTGGTTGTTATCGTTCATCACATAGTATGTCTGAGTAGGATAACCAACCTGTGCATCATCGTATGCAGAATAGATTGCACCAGATGACCAGTTGTATCTTGGAACACAGAATGTGAGGTCGGATACTTTCTTTGCAGACTGTAATCCGAGACGAAAATTTCTTTCTTCTCGTGCAGAGTTAACTGGAACAGGTGCCGCATCAGTTTCATTCCAATCTTCAGAGCGACCAATCACCGCATAGTAGTGCGTACCCGAAGAATCTATATCATCCTTCAGAGTTTGAATTACTTGCTTTTTAATTGGGTTTGTAATAATCGCCATTATGTCTTGTTCCTATTAAATTACGTGTTATTGATAGTCGCACCATTATTGGATACGAGAAACCATTTGCTTGCGGTTGAGTTCCATACAAGAATACAACCATCACCCTGACTGAATTCAAGTTGTTTATTGTTGTTTACACCAAATATTTTAGTGGTACTTCCTGCCTGTAAGTTTACTTGACCTGCTCCAATATTACTTAGGTACTTCACTTCACCCATAATAGTACCGTCACTGATAGTTGGATTAATCACACTACCAGAGTTGAATACTGTTAATGGTTCTGTCAAATCTATTGCTTCGGTTGCCGCGACATCAGTTCCCTTTTCAAGAACAAGTTTGTTTACAATCTGAACAGCACCAGTACCCTTTGCACCAAGGTGTAGACTGATATTAGTATCTGAACCATCAACATCAATAGAAGCGGGTTGACCAGTTGCACTGTTGGTAATCGTCACAAAGTTAACTGCACTCGCAGTCTTAACAAACTTCAGATATTCATTACTACCACTATCTAATAATAGAGAACCCCCAGCAATACCACCCAACTTGACATTCTCTAATGTCGGCATGGTAAATGTTTTATTGGTCAATGTCTGAGTATGATTCTCAAATACAAAGGTATCACCTGCACCCAATGCAGGAAGTGCAATGTTACGATTCGCAGAGATATTACCTACTGTTAGATTATAGGTATGACTTGAATCTGCATCTTTAATCTTTGGTGTTGTTATTGTGGGAACAAGAATAGTCTTGTTGGTTATGGTCTGAGTCGCAGTGTTTAGAACGAGTGTACCACTCGCATCAGGTATTACGACTGCACGGTCTGCGGTGGGTTCGGCACTTAGAACAGTCTCGTGATCATCTGCCGCCTGACCTTCAAACTCAACTCCTGCGGCAGTTAATCTTACTGTCGCAGTCGCACTATCACCACCAATGGCAGTGTATAGTTGTGCGAAGTTTTCATTTATCTTCTGTGCCGCAACTCGGAGGGTATCACCCGTTCCGTCATTTGCCGCAGTTCCTCTGTTTAGTGTCTGTCGTGCCATTCTATTCAGTCCTGTTGTTCATACTATTTATAAGAGTTTATAAGTTATAATGTGAAACTTTTTATATATTGATCAGAGTCTGCACTCCAAAATTGATGTTTGTCTTGATCCATCGTTTCAAACGAGAACGAGTTGCTCAAGTCCATACCATTAGTTCCTACTTCATCTGAATCATCAAATGTGGGTGAACTAGAAATCTGTGCTTCTCGTATAGACGAATACTGATTGTTAATAGTCTGTATCTGTTCAAGTGAGAAGTCTTCTACAGAAGTAAGTTCTGCATTGATTCTACTCAAGACTCCTGCCGAATCAGTATATAGGTCATCAACAAGGGCAGAAATATCCATGTGTCCAAAGTCTCCAAACGATGCTTCCGAATGAACCGCAATAGGTGGCAGTGGTGCCGGTATTACCTGTGGTGCGGTTAGTGTATCTGCCACTACTGATACAATCTGAACTTCTGCTCCAACATACATTCCCGCAGGATGAGTAAATAATTTATAAGGTACTACCCACTCACTAAATGCTATGTCTGACTTGATTAATAGTGCAAATGTCTGATACAATTTGTTATCGGTAATGTATCTCTGTCCATCAAGACCTAGAGTAGATTTCTCGTCTCCGATCTTAAATACATTTTCTTTTGTGTAGACAATCTCTGGATCAATAGTAAAGAATGTTCGGAAGAACTGTTGTATAGAGTACTTAGTACCCTTAGAACGATACAGAATACTTGAATACTTTGCCGCAGCGCGTTTGTCCGCAAATCCCTCAAAGTAGGATTGTCCCAACAGAAGTTCGTCTTCAATGTAGGACAACAACTCTAAATCTGTCTGTGTGATATCGCGACTGAGAAACAATTCGTGGATCAATCGTGCGGGTGAATTTTGGACATGTTCCCCCTCATAGTAATGTTCTAACAGACTAATTAATTTTGGATACTCAGTCTTAAAAAAGTCAGGCAGGACATTATCAATAGCATGACTGGTAAACGCAATCTCTCTACGTCCGATATCGGTTAACGTATCATTCTTCTGTGCCATTAGTTAGTGACTCCAGTGGCAATCTCGCGAATAGAAACAAAGGTGTTGGAGATGTCTTGTTCTACAATATCTTCTCTGAAAGGGGTCAACGAACTTTCGTTGGCAGGTACAGCACTTACTTTAATGAAATTATTTGCCCCAACAAAGTTATCAACCTGTAATCCAACAATTGATACAACATCACCGCTATACGAACCTACGTTATCAACAATCACCTCATTGTCTTCACCATTGAATATTTCTAATTTATTAGTATTCAACTTGTTTCTTAGGACACAAGTCTTATTTTTAAACAAGAATTGTGATGATGTTATAATGTAATCAACATCGTCTGGGGATTTTAACGGAACCGCAAATCGTAGAGTATGATCTTGTAAGACTGTCGGTTGTGGCGTAAACCTTCTCTGAACAAAAGTCTGTGAACGAGATGATAAAATAGCGGGAGATACATTATCCACAATGGTTAACAAATTAGAACGTCTGTACGACTGTCCAAACTTACCAGTATTATCTGTGAAGTATTTTGTAATAGCACCCTTTACTTTATTTAGAATTGTATTCCTAGACAGTGTTGTCAAACTAGGATTGAATTGGAAAAACGTTCGGGTCTCAATAAAAGTTTTGACTGGATCAGTAAACTTGACAATGAACGAAGCAACTGCTAATTGTTTTACAAGGTCTTGAATAGCATCTTTTGTATTCTGCTCTACCACCCCGCCTGGCGTGACCTCTGCATTAAAGAGAATTGACAAAAATACTGTACCAAATTCTGGTTCAAGTGCCTCTTCACCACCAAATGATTTCATGTCTTTTATCAGTGTGGAGAAATTACGTAGCACCAGTGCAGAGTAATCTACCGCAGTTACCATTCGGTTCTGAGTTGCATACTGAAAGGGAGCAAACTGTCTAATAGATTCCATAGATTCTTTGGGAGAACCTGCAATAGCATTATCTACAGTTGACACCGACACATCATAATTCTGACCCCCAACACTAATTTCTGCCTGTGGTTCAAACACTTTAGCAGAGTTAGATGCACGTCCACTTACCGCAAGGTAAGATACAGTAACTTTTGAACCAGTCTTAGGTGCCTTACCCAAAGTTGTTCCGTTACCAAAGGACAATTCAAACAATCCATTAGGTGTTTCTTTGAGAAAGTACAATGTAGAGTTTTCATTAATATTGTTTGCATTAATGATATTTGTGTATGGCAGGAATACAGAAGAAGTCGGGTTTTCATAAACACGAACTATCGCGGTGCCAGTATCCATAGTATTATCTGGAACGATATAGACTTCGTTGTCTTCGGCACGAGATACTATGAATGTTTTAACTCTTTCAATACCTTCATATATCTTAATATTTTTATTAGACGATGCGTCTTTAAATATATACAGACCATCACCATTATCATCAGCAGTTAAATCTTCTTGTGTTTGAAAAACAAATTCTTGTTCATCTACCGTTGCGTTGAACTTATATCCCGCAGGTATTTGTATGGTAGTTGGTGCTCCAGAAACACCAGACAGATTCAACGTCAGATTGATAATTGCCTGTGATGATGTCATACTATCGGGAATATAACCAATACCTTCTGAAAGAGATACCAAAGAACTACGCAACTGTGCGGTTCCGAGGAATGATTCGTTCAAGGCAAAGTTGGCAGTAAGTCCATTGTAATGCGTATTGTACGCAAGAACATCCAAGATATTTGACAGACCAGATGCTTCAAAGTTATAATCCGCAAACTCATCTTGCTGTGCGAGGTATGTCTTTAAGTTATTCTTGATCGCATCAAAATCTAATGATGTTGATTGTATTGTTGTTGCCATTTTATCTTAACCTTGCTAGTGTGGTAGTGAATTCAACTTGCTCTTCCGTATTAACAATTTTGAATTTTAAAATTACGTCTAGGGTGTTTCTATCTGGTTGCAGGGATACCTTAATATCTAGTATTTCTGCTCTAGGTTCATATACACCAATACTCTCAATAATACTTCGTCTTACAATAGAAGACCTTCCTCTATCTGCCAACTCAAATAACTGAGATACCATGTCCGCACCAAAGTCTGGACGAAAAGGTTTCTCCAAGGAATTGGTCATTATAAGCGTTTTTACTGCTTGTTTAACTGCCCCACTATTCGTCTTCTTGTAGATGTCTCCACCAGTAGGTTTGGGCGAGAAAGTTAAATCAATATCAGTATAACCTCGTATCCGACTTGCCGTAATGGATGCCGTTTGTAGGTTAGTGTCTTCTTGTGCGAATGCTCTACGTATTGCCATAGTTCTATTTATATGACTTTTTAGTCACTTTCCTTTATTTCTACTAATTCGTTTCCACTCATTAGTGTGTTATTGAAATAAGTTTCCACATCACCATCAAATCTAATATCAAAGGATTCTGGTGTGGTAGGGAACTCTATACCAATCTGTGCGGTAAGACTTCCGTCTGGATTGTATTGATCATAATCAAGGTACAGTTTTTTAAATCTGATATAATCTTTCAGATACTCAGCAACATCAAATGTCTTCTCTAGACTAATCTTACCTTCCTGATCTATCACTTGATAATACACAAGTCTGCCATCAGATTTCTTCTGCATGGTCTTGTTGTTCTCATCAACCTCTCGTGGTTTGTAGAGACCCTCAGACACAATCAAACGAATGTCATTGAAATTTTCTGTATTACCATTGATGATTCTCATTGCTTCTGCTTGTAAGTACAGGTGCCGCGCAATTTGCTGTCGTGCCGTATTGGTTATAACATGGTTAAATGGTGTCTTGTCTCCATATGAACCAAGAAACTTTGCGATTGTAACGCCAGGACCGAGTTTAGTCGCAGACGTAATCTGCCCTTGCTTGTTCGGATTGTATACTGGATCAACTAAAATTATCATGGTGTAAATCTCTTTCCTCTATTCTCAATTGCATTACCAATTGGTTCAAACCCAAATCTAGATGATGGGGATTTCTTCACTGTTCTACCAATGGCAGGTGGACTCTTTATTTTATATCTTGAATTTAATCTTTCTTCGGAAACAAGTATATTCCCAACCAACTCTCTATTCGTATCACTTCTGAATGCAGAACGAATCTCTTGGGTTGTTGGTACATGGTTGAATACATCCTCATAATCATCACTAAGTAGTGTCTTAGTTAACAATACATCTCCACCGTCAACCACAACAGTCCTAATTGCATAGTCACCATTCATTACCTGTCCCACTACCCACTGTGATGTTATCTGTGCTTGGGGTGGTTCTGTGTGACCAGTTGGTAGTGCCATCTCTTCCTTTGCAAGCATAGGTACATGGAAATTTGCCGACAGAATCTTGGGCACTGTAAATGTTGACGCACCAGTTGCGGCAGTACCCGCAGTCACTGCGGTTAGTGATGCCTTTGCATTTGATGCGTAGTACGATCTCAATGAAAGGTCTGCCTTGTCTGCGTGGTTTGATTTGATTGCTTCAAGTGCCTTACCATAGAACGAACCATAGAACACCGCACCAGAATTAAATGGAACCGCACCCTCACCACCTTGGAATACGTTACCTGTGAAGTCCACCATATCACCACCCACGGCACCCCTCTGTCCTAGAACAGAAACATACTTAGCACCAGTAATGTTTGTAACAGGGGCAGACACCGCAAAGGATTCCTCACCCGAAACAAAGACTGACGATCCTCCTGCAATTTCTACATTACCCTCAATCGCAGATTTATAATCCAACTTCACTTGATGATTATGTTCACCAAGAATCACATCGGTTTGAGTACTCATGGTTTTGTTGATCTTACTCTTCTTGACAGTCTCTTCACGATTACCTGTGGTGATCGTTCGGTGATTCTCTAGGATGTTCTCTCGTAGACTACCTGCCACATTAAGATTATAGTTACCACCAACATCAACATTATAGTCACCAGTCACCTTCATGTTCAAGTTACCCTGATACACGAGATTACCATTACCCTCAATGATAACAGTCTGGTCACCACCAGTCACTTCTACCTTGTTGTTTACAGCAGAGATAATAACAGAACCATCTGCTCTCATCTC